GAAAAGACCGCCTATGGAAGTTTTCCATAGACTGACCGGTTCCCTATCCCTGTCAGCGTTGATTTGATCGAGACCCAATGTAGGCGCATGGGCGTCAGACCCTCTCAAATCAATTGTTGCTAAGTTCGGTGTCTTACCTAGCAGTCCACTTTTATATATGTGTTCCCAACCACATAAGCCATCTGCTGACAACGCAAGCAAACGAGACGATCTCTTGATGTCTGCGTCACTGCGAGAAGTAAACGGTTCGCCTGGTCTTTCAGGAAATACCGCCCTCTTAATAAGATCATGAACCTCTCTGTCTGGTAAACCTGAACGCCATTCGTGACCAAGGAATGTTGGTGCATCCTTGTCGAAGAAAACCCCACTCTTCGTTTCACTTATTGACATCCCAAGTAAATTCGCAATACCAACGAATCGACTTAGACCGAGTCGGACAGGAAGACAGATGATGCTGTCGTCCCCGAGAACATTTATCCTCCTCTCATCTACACAATCTTCGCGCTCATGGAGCACTAGATATTGTATAAGAATAAAGTTGGCAATGCTGTCCACTAGCTGTGTAAAATAACTACCACTAGGCACGCCCGTGCACTTCTGATAAACATTACCATCTGGCATAAGGATGGGAGTATTTATGAAGTAGTTGGTACACACACCCCAAGCAACACTATCGCGCTCATCTAAGCTAAAATGAGTTTTGAGAATGTCAAAGGCGGCGTAGATTAAACGCTTGGGAAGCGTTGAATCAAACTTCGAGAAATCGAAGGCGTATCTAACCCCTGCTCTCTGCATTTCCATCATCCGTGCACCAATTTCAAACTTCTGGAGACCGATACACATTGGAGTCCTGGTACTCAGGAATCTTTTGATTAATGGGCGTGCAAATTTGGCCTCAAGGATAGTCATAGACTGAGGATAACCCCAAACGAGACGTGTCTTTGGACCGGAGTCACCATGTTGTGTACGGTAGTACGAAATACATGGTGGAGGTGGCTGCTTCTTAGCTGCTATACCAAGCGATAAACGAAGATCAAACTCGAAAACTTCGCCCTTAGCCTCTAGGTAAGGAAGACCGCTGGATCTTTCCTTCTTAATCGCTTCATATAACTCGAAATCATGAGAAATTGGCTTAAGCAAATCACCCATGTGCTCAGAATAAGCAAAAGTCTTATAGGCATAACCAACCGCCTTCTTCAACTTCACTTCGTCGAAAGTGACCTCACGAGGTACATACCTTTCCAATGCATCAAACAGCTTGCAAGGATCATATGCACTTTTGTTGTCACGCTCGATGCTAAGGTCAAACCCTTGCTCACGAAACACTCTAAGTAGTAGACCATCAACGATGGCTCCAGAGGAACTACTTAACCTTTTGAGTGTTGGATAGGCTTCATCGTCTGTGTAAGCTCCTTTCTGATGAATGTAACCCCCTGTTAAACGCTGGAAATCACTAGACCTTTTCTTTAACAACATCGGCACTTCAAACCCGGTGTTATTATCAAAATGGTAGTTCATGTCAGCTAACCCTTTGTAAGTAAACGCCTTAAATTTCCTCACTTGTGGGGGAGTTCCTAAGTGGTCCATAGAACCTCCTATACTATACGCGACATAACATCACACCAATCTCACCGTCACGCGAAGAGAGAGAGATCACCAAAGGTGTAGTTTCGAGCACTAGTTAAGCTCCTAC